AACGCTTTTGATGCATCATGAGACAGAGTTGCTTTTGCTTTTTTAGCCAGCGCATAATCTCTATTTTCTGTTAATTGATGAACGCGCATTACAAATCCTTTCCAGTATTTATCGCCCCCAAGATAAATATAAACAGACTGTAGGAGTATAGCCAATGACGACCCGTGCGAAAATTACAAAAGAAATAGAATTACGCTTAGGCGGGCAAATGGTGTCAGTCGAATTAGACCCTGAACACTATGAGTTAGCTATTGACAAGGCCTTAGAAAAATATCGCCAACGCAGCGAAAACGCGGTCGAGGAAACTTTCTATGATCTCGACCTTAAGATTGATACTAACACCTATACCCTACCTGATAATATCATTGACGTTAAGGATATCTATCAACGCGCTACAGGCGGCGTCTTGAACCAAGGTGTGGAATTTGAACCATTTGGCGCACAAAATATCAATACCTACTTGGGGCCAATGGCTTCGGGCAGGAGCGGCAGCTTGGCGACATATGATTTGTTATCCCAGCGTCTTGAACTTGCTGGTTTGATGTTTGGTTATGAAATGCAATTTACATGGAAACGCACCAAGCATGAACTAATGCTACAGCGCCGCCCCCGTTCTGATATAACAGTTTATGTGCATGCGTATGCTTATCGCGAAGAATCTGATCTATTCGCTGATCACTATATCCTACCTTGGCTAAAAGATTATTCACTGGCCCAAAGTAAGTTAATGCTGGGTGAAGCTCGTGGCAAGTTCGCCACAATTGCTGGCCCACAAGGCGGCACAACCCTTAATGGTGAACAACTCAAAGCTGACGCGCTCAACGAACTTGCGCAACTGGAAGAAGACCTCAAAATGTACCGTGACGGTAGTGCCGGACTAGGCATTATTATCGGATAATAGGGCTTGACAGGCAAGGTGTTTTACTTTATAAAGAACGTGAAACCAACAAATAGGAAAACATAACATGTCTGATACACCGCCAATCTTCCTTGATGAATTAGTACAGCGCGGCCTGACAGCATATGTCCGTACACACACTAGGCCCGATCACCAAGACCGCCCTGAATGGATGGCTGGTTATCGCTTCCGTGGAAAAGTAACAGGCGGTGGGATAGCCGAGAAATATCACCCAGTATTGGGTCCACGCGTTCATAGCGCCGAATGTGTTCGTCTGGCATAACAAATTAGACATTATAGGTTGACACCATACCGTCTTGCTGCTATAAAGAACAAGTAATAACACAAGGATCACGGATATGACAGAGATTACACAGGTTGCAACAGTGACGGCATACGAAGCCAAAGATGACACATTTAGTGCTGTAATGCGTGACGAAGTGACCCGCAAGATTGTGCGCGTGTTCGGATTTCCTACTCTTTCTTCAGCTACCTACGCCGCGAAGATGATGGCATGGGACAAATTTGGTCCCGTAAGGTACGCAAACTTAAAGCGCAAGGGCGAATATCTCGCCAATGTTTGGCAGTAGCAAAGGACCAATCACATGACAATGGTATCAAAAACAGCAGAACAGATGATCGCACAGGCAATTGCAGAAAAAGCAGTTATTTCCTTTGATCACGAGACTCGTGCATTTGTAGGGTTCCGTTTCCACCTTTCAGACGAAAGTAGGTCAACAGTGGTCAGGGTCCACAAAAAGACACTGACCTTCAAGACTCTTTTACATGTTTCGGAATAACCACAAATATGGATGATACCTTAAATGGCCCCGTGACGTCGACAGACGGCACCAAAGAATGGTGGAAGAATGGAGGGCTTCATCGCACGGACGGTCCCGCAATGATATTTACAAATGGGTCCAAGTTTTGGTGCATTGAAGGAAGAATTCACCGCACTGATGGCCCAGCCGCTGAATTTCCGAATGGCAGGGTAGCGTGGTACTTGAACGGCGATGGTCTGACGTTTAAGGAATGGCTTGATAAAAATACAGCGTTGACTGACGAAGAAAAAGTTATGATGAAGCTAAAATATGGATGATATGCAATCAGTAATGACTGAAAACTCAAATGGTACCAAGCGCTGGCGGTTGCCGGATAGCTCACTTCACCGTGAAGACGGACCAGCAATTGAATTTTCAAATGGCAAAAAGTCTTGGCGGGTCAATGGTAGACGTCATCGCACTGATGGGCCTGCCCTTGAATATCCAGATGGGAACGCGCAATGGTGGCTACACGACAGACATTATACGTTTGACGAATGGCTTGATCGAACAACAGGATTAACTGACGAAGAAAAAGTTATGATGAAGCTAAAATATGGTTGACACCATAACGTCTTGCTGCTATAAAGAACAAGTAAGCAAAAAGGAATACACAATGATCAATGAAATCACACTTCTAATGGCCGACATCTGCGCCGATTATGCCAACTATGACCGCCGCACAAACCGCAATGAGGCACAGTCTGCCCGTCGCGAAGAAATGATTGCCGAATTTGAAGCAGGCATCGGCTACACCGTTGGCAAAAAGTACATCAAAATTACACAAAACAATAGTGGGTCCGTTTGGGGCTTTGTTGTTGCCTGTGACGACGACAAGAAATTTGCCAAAGGCGCAATCCTCAAAGCAGCAGGATGGCAGGGTCCAGCCCGTAACTTCAGCCGTGGCAACATCCTCGAAGGTGGTTACACTGTCCGTTGGACTGGCTGCTAATAGAACTCAATTAAGATAAGGACGATTAGAATGACCCGCGACACAAATTATTGGCATGAGTATCAAACAACAGCCGAATTGCGCAAGCGATGCTTGTATCTGGTGACAGAACTTGAATCGTGGGACATTCGACCATATCGTCGTAACCGCATTTCACTAGAAAAAACAATCAAGTTCACATTTAACATGAAGCGTCTAAATCATATCCATGATTTGCTTGAGACTCGATTGGAAAATGCAATGTTGGCAAAACTTTCCGAAGGACTTTGAAGATGAAAAAGCCACGCAAGCCCAAGATACCAGTAGAGCGTAACTATGCGGCAATGCTGGTACGTGACCCGAATGGTCCGTTTCGCCCTAAAACAATTCCAGACAAGCATGAAGTAAAATTGCCCCGTAAACGCAAGCACAAAGGTCGTGAAGATGACGCATGATATTGGTTCATTAATTGATCAACTTCGAAACGAAGCGGACAAATATGACGCGGAATTTAGAGGGTATGAACTGTCTGGGGTGAATGCAGCAATAAATGTGTTCACTCGTGCGATGTACGACGAATTACCAGCTGACAATTTCCTTAAAGAGTATTTCCCTACTGTATTAGCCCAACGACTTGACGAGATAAAGGAACGAGCAGTAATGAAAAAGTTGGAATCATGACAGAACTGTACAAGAAGCGCGGAACCGCCCTCAGACTGCTTGACGAATTTAAAGCATGGCATTTCACCTGTATTACGGGTGATGGCGACAAATTGTTAATTTGCGGACTCACTAGAGATATCCTTATTGGTACCGAAGATGACGTGGACCAATTGATTGAAAATCTAGAAAAACAAAATAGTCAATCGTTAATGAAAAAGCTTGCTTCATAAATTCCATGACCAAGCCGTCTTACAAAAACTAAAATTCTTGATTCGATTACAACCACGTGTTATAATTGTTGTTAACACATGGAGAATACTTTGAACAGAAAAATTATTGGAATCTGCGGATTTATTGGGTCGGGCAAAGGCACCGTCGCGGACACACTTGTAAATGAATATGGCTACACAAAACTAAGTTTTGCCGACACCTTAAAAGATGGTGTAGCGGCAGTGTTTGACTGGGATCGCAAATTACTTGAGGGCGATACCAAAGATAGCCGTGATTGGCGCGAAACCCCAGACACTTTTTGGACAACTGAACTTGGTCGTGAAATTACACCTCGATATACATTACAGTTGTTTGGCACTGATTGTATGCGCCGTGGGTTTGCCGAAGAAATTTGGGTACTGGCAGTCAAGCGACAATTGGTCGACAATCCAGATACAAACTATGTAATTCCTGACGTCAGATTCTTTAATGAACGGACGATGCTTCGCAATTTAGGCGGGCAAGTATGGCGAGTGAAACGTGGCCCTGATCCAGAATGGGCCAATAAAGCTATCAGTGATAATCGCTATGACACTACGTGGATGGACGAACATCCGAAAATTCATGAAAGTGAATGGAGATGGCTTGATTATTCTACTGAGTTTGACAAGACAATCAACAATGATAATGATCTAGCAACCCTAAAATCTGCGGTTTATACGGCAATCGGGTGATAACTACGTAGTTATTACCGTAACACCCCCTGATAACTAGCAGTCAAATAAATACTATTAGAGCAAGACCATAAGCTTTAATAGGAGATTATTTAATGGCTATTCTAGTATCACCAGGCGTCGACGTAACCGTTGTTGACGAGAGCGCCTATGCCAGCCCAGGGGCTGGTACCATCCCACTAATTATCATTGCAACCGCTGAAGATAAAACTGATCCAACAGGCACAGAAACTGACGGCATTGCAAAATACACTAAAGCTGCAAATGCAGGCTTAGTAGTCCCAGTGACATCTCAGCGCGAGTTGACACAATTTTTCGGAGATTCAATATTTGCCGCAGCACAAGGTGCAGAGACCAGTGAATACGGTCTATTAGCAACTTATAGCTATTTGGGCCAAGGCTCACAGGCATACGTTGTCCGTGCCGACGTTAATTTGGCAGAATTGATTGCTACAGACTCAGAGCCAACAGGCCCTATTTCGGCTAACACATTGTGGTTAGATACCGATGCCAGCACTTACGGTGTTCACGAATGGAGCGGTTCTGCATGGGTTTCACAGCCAGTGACAGTTGAAGTCGCACTTACAGCAACCGCAGGGGAAGTTGCTGACCCAAGCACATATGTCCCTTCAGCTACGGTTGTCGTCGGCAATTATTTAGTAGCCGTATTGAATGACACCTCATCTCCAACAGGTTTCGCACTTGGTTATTTTGTTGGCTTTGGCGCGGCATGGGCACCACTCAGCACCGCTGGCGAAACCACCACCACACAGACATTCACATTTGCTGAACATTACTCACAACCAGCAGCGCCTGCCTCAGGCGACGTGTGGGTCAAAACCACACAGCCAGGTGCAGGTATTAACCTAGCTCTTTACAGAGCGGACGCAAATGGTGTATTTGACCTACTTACGGTTGAAGGCGTTGAGAATGGCGTAGAATCTGGTGTATATGTTGCACAAGATGGTAGTGCAAATACAGACATTACAGCTACAATGACGAATACTAATATTGCACTTGATATTTTAGCTGGTACAACAGCTGGTGTCGAAATAATGACAATTGTAGGCGGCACGCCCACTAGCACTACGGCATCAACAAGAGCACAAGATGCCGAACCAACTGGAAATGCTATTGCTGGGCAATTATGGTTCGACGAGACACAAACTCAACTCGATATCCTACGTAAAGTAGGTGTTGTCTGGGAACGCGTTGACTTAACTGACATTCAGTATAATGTGACAGAACCAACTCTCGACAAGTCGGGTGGGGCGCTAACAGCTACTGATATCTGGGTAAAAACAGACGCCCCCGCTGCTGCATATCCGGCGATCTATCGTTGGGATGGCGCAGCTTGGGTGCTACATGACAATACGGATCAGTCTACAGATCGTGGCGTCTTGTTCGATGATTTTCTTCTAGATTCACGCACTGAACTCGTAAGTGGTGATATTGATACAAACTTAACCGCATTTGATAGTAGCCCTGATCCATTGCTTTACCCAACTGACATGCTGGCCGTTAACATGGCAGTCAGCCAAGGAACGTTACGTGTGTTGACCAATCTTATTTCGGTGAATGACGGCGCGTCGTCTGTTGATGGATGGGTTAACGCCGTACCAAATAATGCAGACGGTTCCGGCGCATTTGGTCGAATTGCACAACGTCGTTATGTTGCAACTAAGATGCAGGCAGCTGTTTCCGGCAACGATGATCTACGTGATCCAACTCGCAACTTTACGCTATTGTGTGCTCCAAACTTCCCAGAGCTTACAGACGAATTGGTTACCTTGAACAGCGACCGTGGCGAAACAGGCTTCATCATCATTGATGCGCCAATGCGCAAAACACCAACTGAGGCCACAAATTGGGTTCTTGGTGTGGGCGCGTCAGAAAATGGCGACGACGGATTAGTCACAAAGAACACTTACTCCGCTGTTTATTACCCTTCTGGTCGTTCTACAGCACCAGACGGCACCACAGTGACCGTACCAGCAAGCCACATGGTTCTTTATACCTATGCTTACAATGACAACATCAGCTACCCATGGTTTGCACCAGCAGGCCTGACACGCGGTGTTATTCAGAATGGTTCGGCAGTTGGTTACATCACAGCCGAAGAAGAGTTCAAGGCAATTTCACTTAGCCAAGGACAACGCGACGCAGCTTACGTTAACAAGTTGAACCCAATTGCTAACTTCCCACGCGAAGGTATAGTTGTTTTCGGACAGAAGACGCTTCACCCAACATCAAGCGCATTAGATCGTGTCAACGTGGCCCGCCTAGTTGCTTACTTGCGTGAACGGTTCGACGAAATTTCACGTCCATTGTTGTTTGAACAGAATGACAAATTGACGCGGGATCGTGCAGTTCAATTGTTCAACAGCTTTTTAAGTGATCTGTTGTCTAAGCGAGCATTGAATGACTTTGCTGTTGTGTGTGATTCAAGCAATAACACACCAATTAGAATTGACCGTAATGAATTGTACATTGACGTAGCCATTGCTCCGACAAAGTCTGTAGAATTCATCTACATTCCAATTAGAATTGTAAACACTGGCGCAATTTAAGCCTTATAATTAAACAAAGAAAGGGCGGGGAAATCCCCGCCCTTTTCATGTCTAGTAGAAAGTAATTCTAGTCGATAGTTAAAGTCCCAATAGTTGGAACACGTTGATAAACATTTGCATAATGGCAGGTGCCTGCAATGTGATCATAATGGTAAGGTTCTCGGTCATGATTTTTCTCCTGTTTGGTTATAGATTTCGATGCCCGCACGTTCTGTATAGGCTTCATGCCCCACAGGGACACACTCATATACCTGAACGATGCCACCGACAGCTTCAGCTTGCATTACGCTCTCTGCCAAGTCCGTTTTTGTTGTATGATAAGAGATACCGTCGTCGGCATTCTTTTCGTAGCGAGCCTTCATAACCCAGATTTCGTCTGCCACTATTTTTCTCCTGCTCGATTAAAGTTTTCGATAATTTCGACAAGTTGTTCGAAACGGTTAATCACGGCATAAAAGCCTTCTGAATGCCCGTCTTCCCATGCTACGTTGAACAGCACACCAGCCTGCGCCATAGTCAAGTTATTTTCGATACCAAGGTCCCGTTGCAACTCATTAC